AAATTTAAACAGATGGGTAAATGAATTTTGTAGAGAAGTTTAAATCAGGTCAGCTTGGTAAGAATTTTGGTTTACCTACAGGATTAAAGTCTTTTGATTTAGCCATTGATGGTGTTCAAAAGAAATCCATGTATGGTATTGCAGCTGCACCTAAAGTAGGTAAGACTACTTTTACAGATTTTTCTTTTGTTATACATCCTATTCTTTATTGCTTAGAAAATAATATTAACATAGAGTTTCATTACTTCTCTTATGAGATAGATAGAATCAGAAAAGAGTTTGATTTTGCATCATTCTTTTTTCATTATGATCATAATATATCTTCATTTGAATATAATGGTAATAGATATGCTATTGGTAGTAGATATTTTCTAGGTAGACTAAAATGCAAAGAAACAGATGAGATTATTCCTGTTAGCAAAGAGCATAAATTGTTGTTAGAGAAAGTATATATAACTAGAATCATACCTATATTTGGTGAGTATAGTCCTGAAGGCAAGAAGATTAAAGATGGTATCATTAATTTTCTAGCTGATAGAGATAATCCAACAGGTATGAGGAACTTATTACTTAGCTATTACAAAGACAATGGTAATTTTATCTATGAAGATTATTTTGTTTTACAAAATGGCAAAAAAGTTAAACAACAAAAGATTAGTGGATATAAACAAAAAGATGAATCTAAGTATCACATAGTTATTACAGATCATATTAGAAAACTCAAAAGAGAAAGGGGATTCTCAATGAAAGAGAATATAGATAAGTGGATTGAGTATACAGTAGATCTTAGAAACTGGTGTGGTTCTACCTTTGTACACATATGTCACCTTAATAGGGCAGTAGGTGATATAAATAGAATTAGATATGAGTCAGAAACATTACATCCAACAGGTGATGATGTTAAAGACACAGGTAATCTTTCAGAAGAATGTGATTATTTAATTACACTCTTCAATCCAACAGAAGAAAGATATAAATTAGATAGTCATTTTGGTAATGATCTATCTTTATTTCCAAATTACAGGTCAATACACTTAGTAGAGAGTAGAGATACAGAATGTCCACAGCATCTATTTACTCAAATGACAGGTAATATAAAAACTTTCACAGAAATTTATTAATTTTAAAATTAGAAAAATGGCAAAATCAGTAGCAATTGTTGCAGATTCAGGGTTTGGTAAATCTACTGCTATAGCAAAGATTGAACAAATAGGTCATAAAGGCTTAGACCCTAAGAAAACATTAGTAGTTAATGTTAAAAACAAACCTCTACCAATAAAAGGTTGGAAGAGTAGCTTCAAGCCTATAACAGGCAAGGAAGATTTAAAAACAGGTAACTATCTAGCTACATCAGACTTTGGTGTAATTATAGATACCTTGAATTATTTTAATGAGAATAGAAAAGAGATTGTCAATGTTGTTATTGATGACTTTCAGTATTTGATGGCTGATTCTTTTATGAAAGATGCTCTTAAAAGTGGCTTTGATAAGTTTAATAAACTGGCTAAAAGAACTTATGATGTGCTGAATACAGGTATTAACATGAGAGAAGAAGTAAATTTTATTATTCTCACTCACTCTGAAATTGTAGAAACTCAAAACTTTGGTACTACATATAAGATGAAAACTATTGGTAAAATGCTTGATGACAAAGTTAAGTTAGAAGGTTTATTTACTATAGTATTGTATGGTAAATCTACATTTGATAATAAAAAGGGAGCGCAGAGAAGTTTTGTAACCAACTTAGATGGTCAATATCCTGCAAAATCTCCATTTGGAATGTTTGATGAACTATATATCAAGAATGATTTAGGTCTAGTAATAGATACTATGAACGATTATTATAATTAATTATATTTTTTAAAATTTTTATTATGCAATTAACTGTAAATCAGATTTTAGAAGACCTGGAAAATGGTCTAACAAGAACATCCTCTGCAAAGAATTATAATCCTGACAGAGGTAGTATTATGGATAAGTATAACCTTACTCACTTCGAGGTTAATGAGTTATTCAAACACCCTAAATTAAAGGGTAAGAAAACTAAGCAACCTAGAGAAGTAAGATTTACTTTAATAGATGATACAGTAGAACAAACTACTGTAATAACTACACCTACTCATAGAGTAGAAGAAACCACAGTAGAAGAACCTACTGCTGAAGTAGTAAATAGTGAAGAAGAAACAACCTCTCTTGGTTGGTAATTGGTGTATTTAAGTGAAAGTCAATAATGGCTTTCACTTTATTTTATTTAATCTTAAATTATAATTTATGTTATTTGGAGGATATGAAAGTGATGAAAGAAAATCATCAGTCCAGTTTGGTTTAAATCAAGGTGTGAAATTACAAAAATTTGAGTACAACCCATCTATAGAATTTCCTAATGGAAATACTGCAGAAGGTGTAGAAATGGAATTTAATGTAAATGGTTCTGTTATTAGAACTAGCATTTTACCACCTAATAAAGTGTATGACAAAGGTCAAGAAATTACAGACCCTACACACAAAGCATTTAAGAAAGCAATTGTAGAACTCAAAAAGAGAGTATATCACATTGCAGAATGTTTTATGACTAGAGAAACATTACAAGAAGTAGTAGCTATTCCTAAATCTTTTGGAGATTTTATGAAAGATATCATAGATAACTTTGAAAATGGATGGCAAGAAAAAGAATTAGATTTATTTCTTCAGTATCAATGGCAGTTAAGAGCAGGTGCTGAAAGAAAATATTTGGAAGTTCCTAAGAAAACTAGTCAAGGTGCATTTCTAGTTCCTGCATGTAGTGGTGCATTTGAAAAAGTTATTGTCCAAGATGGTAATGCTATGTCTAGTGGTGTTAAAATTGGTGAGTTTGAAAACAAATCATTTACTACTGATAATGGTTTAGAGATTACATTTAAAGAAAGAAATGTAGCTTTATTCTATTTGAATGAAAGTAATGAGCCACATCCTTTTGCTAGATCAGAATGGTTTATGGAAAATGGGTGGGCGCAAGCTGATGATGAAGCAGAGGAAGAATTAAGTAGCTGGGCATAAAACTTCATATTATGTTATTTGGAGGATTAGAAGGTCTTATACCATTAACAAAAGATGAAATATTAAAGAGAATATCTCAAAAAGAGATATTCTCTATTTTGTTTGGTAGTATAGACTATAAAGGTAAATATACAAATCCTATTAGAAATGATGATAAAGCAGGTTGCTTTTTCTCATGGCATAATGGAACTCTATGGTTTTGTGATTTTGCTGATACTAAAACAAGTAGAGATTGTTTTGAGATTATTAAAGATGCCTACAATTTTAATTTTTATGAAACCTTGCAATATATAGATGAATACTTTGGATTAGGAATACAAAATGGTAATCCAGTAAAACCTAATATTGCAATCAAACAAATTAAGAAAGTAAGCAAATCTAAAACTCTTATAACATATAGAAAGAGAAGTTTTGATAGACACCATAAAAAGTATTGGTCTAGATATGAGATTACTAGGGAGCAGTTACTTGCTGATAATGTATTTCCTACTGTATATTTTAAAATATATAGTAAGATTAAAGATCAATGGGTCACTATAAGACCTTTTGCTGATGAAGTAACTTTTACCATAGACCAATGGAATGGTGATGCTATTAAGATATGTAGAGCATTGCACAAAGGTGATATGAAATGGATTACTAATTGTACTAAAAACCATATTGGAGTGGACAACTCTTATGCAGATAGAACTTTAGTTATTACTAAATCATACAAAGATTGGAGAGTCTTAAAAAACCAAAACATATCTGCTATATGGTTACAGAATGAAGGTATGTTTCCTAGAAAGTCATTACTACAATCTACATGTACTACTTATGATAATGTATATGTATGGTTTGATAATGATGATCCTGGAATCAAAGCAGGTAAAAAACTAACAGATATCATATCTTCATTTCATAACAATGTTAAACACATTTACTTACCTGATAAATCAGTAACAGATCCTGCTGAATGTATATTTAAAAACAAAAAATTATTTAAAAATTTTATAAAACAATTATTAT